CGGGTAATTATTGACGAAGGCCTTAAAGATATTGACGAAGTGTGGGGTTCAGAAGTTCATTTGTATTATCCTGGTAAATACGCTGGTACCACTGACATGGTTGGATTGTACAAAGGTAGACCTGCTATTATTGACTTTAAACAAAGCAATAAACCAAAGAAAAGAGAATGGGTGCAGGATTACTTGATGCAATTAGCAGCATATGCCCATGCTCATAATAAATTATTTGATACTGATATAGACCAAGGTGTTGTGTTGATGTGTTCTAGAGATTTTACTTTCCAAAGATTTGAATTAGAAGGAGAAAATTTTGTAAGAGCCGGTGATGCATTTATGAAAAAACTTGATTTGTATAATCAAAGCATGCTCTAAATCCATTTAGACAATTCTTCTCCACTTATTTCTTTTGCTATATTAACTTTATTTCTAAGTGACTGTATTATTTTTTCGTCTACAGTTTTTTTAGCAACTAAATCAATATATAAAACAGGATTCTTTTGCCCTATACGGTGTGCCCTGTCTTCTGACTGTATTCTTTTTTCTAAATCATAGTTATTAGAATAATATATAACTGTGCTGGCAGCTGTTAGTGTAATACCATAGCCACCTGTTTGCGTGTTACCTATAAAAAATCTGCAATCATTCATTTTATTTTGAAAATCATAAATGCAACGTTGTCTGTCTTCTGCCTTAGTTGCACCATAATAAGTACAATAAGAAGTAGGCCCATATTCTTCTTTTATAGCTTTTTCTATTCTTAATATGTCATGCACATAATTTGCCCATATTATAGCTTTGCCAGAAGTTTCGCCTAATATTTGCATTAGCTCGTCTAATCTAGAATTTTTTAAATTTATTATTTCACCTTGATCTGTTTTCATGTGCCCACAAGTTATTTGATGTAGTTTAATTAATTGTGTCAACACATTAAGTGCAGTAGCAGATTGACCTTGCAGCACAGTTGTTGCACTTGTTTTCATATCTGCGTACGCTTTTTGTTGTTCTTCGCTAAGTTCTATCTCTCTTTTTATAAAAGACTTTTCTGGTAAATCTAAGCAATCTTTTTTTAATATTCTATAAGAGTGTGGTGCAACCGTATCACCTAAATGTTTTAGATTCCTAAACTTAACTATCTTTTGGTATTTGTGTGTGCCCCCAGCTGCGTTAGCTGTTATCATCACTGCATATCTAGTTCTAAATGCATAAAAGCTAGACTGCCCTAGGATCTCGGGGTCAAGAAAATCCATTTGTGACCACAAATCCATAGGAGATTGTGTTACAGGAGAACCTGTTAATATTCTTTTGTACTTTGCTTCCTTGCCAAGACCTAATATATTTTTTGTTCTTTTTGCTTGTGGATTTTTTATGGTAGTGCTCTCGTCAATTATCATCATTGACTTACCGATTAAAAACAATCTTGCTGCATCTACACCTTTTTTTGTAGACAATGCTTCTACGTTCATAATAAATATTTTAAATTTAAAATTATTTACGTCTCTTATTTGTTTTAATTGTAATTTATATTTTTCTGTTAGGTTAGGCTTCCATGCTAATACTTCTTTTTCTATATAATCGGGCACATGAACTGGTATCTCTGAGTCGACCCAGTTCATATATGTACCCTTTGGAGCAACTACTAATAATCTATCTATTCTACCTTTATTGTATAAAATGCAAGCATTATCTAAAGCTATTTTAGTTTTTCCTGTTCCCATCTCTGCAAAAATAGCAAATGCTTTTTTATTCCAACATCTTTTTAATGCATCCTTCTGATGCTCAAAAGGCTTCGTCTTAAATTTATACATATTTCTTTCTTTATTCTTGAAACGCATTATATCATATGATATAATATAATCAAGAAATAAAAAATATGACAGTTTACATACCACAGTTGATGGACTACAATGTCCGGTCTGCAGAAAAGTTTGGCGATTTAGAAGTCATGCTACCAGACAGAAAACAAATGATAATGTCCTCTGGACCTTTGACTTTTGAGTTAAAGAAAAAGTTATCCACATTTAATGATAACGACTACTTGCTTTTAATCGGTGATCCTGCTATCATTGCACTATGTGGAGCAATAGCTGCACAAGTTAACAACGGTAGATTTAAAGTACTTAAATGGGACCGCAACGAAAAACAATATTATGATTTAGAAATAGACTTGAGGTAAAATGAGTGAGTTATTAAAACAAATGTTGGAAGACGTTAAAGATCTTCCAGAAAATAGATTAGAAAAGATCGGTGCAGTTGCTACAGATATATCTGAAACAGAAAAAGAAATTGCAGATCTTAAACATAAATTAAAAAAGAAAGAAGAATATATAACCAGGTTATCAGAAGAAGTATTACCTACTTTATTTTCTGAAGTTGGTTTATCAGAATTAAAACTTGCGGATGGTCGTAAGTTATCAGTTTCCGAGTATTTTAGAGCTTCTATTAAAGTAGAAAATAGACCTCTTGCACATACTTGGCTAAGAAACAATGGGTTTGGCGATTTAGTAAAGAACCAAATCACTTGTAGCTTTGGAAGGAATGAAGATGAGAAAGCTAGTAGTCTTGTATCTGATCTCAATGAGAAAGGATATGATACTGCGCAACGCGAGTGGGTCGAACCTTCCACCCTCCGCGCATTCGTACGCGAGCAATATGAGAAAGGGGTAGATCTTCCTATGGAACTACTTGGCGCTTATGTTGGTCAAAAAACAACAATTAAATCTGAATAAGGTAAATATGAATAAACAAAATACTAATGTAACTAAAGAAAAAAAGTTAGACCTTGCAGTCATGGCAAATGATGCACAGTCTATGAGTGGCTTTGACAAGCTGGATATATCTAGGGATACAGCAATACCCTACATAAGCATCCTGCAAACATCTAGCCCGCAGGTAAATCCTAGCAAACCAGAATATATAGATTCTGCAAAAGCAGGAAACCTTTTTAACACAGTAACGCAAGAAGTCTTTGCAGATGTAGAAGTCATTCCTGTTTTCTATTCACTCAAATATGTAGAGTGGAAACCTAGAGAGCAAGGTGGTGGGTTCATAGCATCTCACGATGCAGACAGTGGCGTTCTAGGTCAGTGCACACGTGATCCTATGACTAACAAACAAGTATTGCCTAATGGCAATCACATTGTACAAACAGCATATCATTATGTGTTAATACTAACCGGTGATGGTTACCAAAATGCTGTGATTAGCATGAGTTCTAGTCAGCTTAAAAAAAGCAGACGATGGAACAGCTTAATGTTATCACAAAAACTTAAGGGTCCATCTGGGATGTTTACTCCTCCTACCTATGCTTTTACTTACAAATTATCTACTGTAAGTGAATCTAACGACAGAGGTAGTTGGTTTGGTTTTGCAATAGACAAAGGCAATCAAGTTACTGATCCTTCCATCTATCAAGATAGTAAGGCTTTTGCTCAATCTGCATCTAGTGGTGCTGTTGATGCAAAACCCGAAGAACCAAAACTAATAAATAACGAAACCAATCAAAAAACAGAAGACGCACCGTTTTAGGTAGTTTTCCACATCTGGAGGTTTCGTGGAAGTTGAGAAATTTAAATCTATTTTTGAAGGTTTAGACGTAGCTTATGGTCAGCACCAACCTAACGGTTCGCGTGCTGACGGTAAGCAGCAAGGTAAATCGTATATTGTAAGACAGGAGGTTGTTGATGAACTTTGGAAAAAACATTTGGAGGGCGAGGGTCCGTCTCTTGGGATTATTCCTATTAGGGCTGATAATACTTCTAAGTGGGGATGTATTGACATTGATGATTATCCTTTGGATCACACTTTACTTTTCAAGAAAATAAAAAAATTAAATTTACCTTTAGTATATTGTAAATCTAAAAGTGGTGGTGCACACTTATTTATATTTTTAAAAAAACCAATTGCATCTAAATTAATTAGAAACAAGTTAACACAAATGGCTGCATTAATAGGTCATTCACAATCAGAAATATTTCCAAAACAATCTAGCATATCTCTTGAAAAAGGAGATCTAGGTAATTTTTTAAATTTGCCATATTACAATGGCAACAAGTCAGTTCGTTATGCATTGAAAATGAACGGAACAGCAGCTACTTTAGAAGAGTTTTATGAAGTTTACGATAGAAACGTTGTAGACGACATAGATACCATAGGAAGAAGTAATGAAGAAGAAGTCATAAAAGACGGTCCCCCTTGTCTTCAGGCTCTATGTGGGCAAGGTTTTCCTCCTGGTACACGCAACAATGGTTTGTTTAACATTGGTGTATATACAAAGAAATTTGATCCAGACAATTGGGAAAGATTATTAGAAGAGTACAATCAAAAATACATGCAACCACCTTTAGACCATAAAGAGGTTGCTACTGTTGTAGGTCAATTAAATAAAAAAGGCTATCAATACAAATGTAAAGATCAACCTATAAATTCTTTTTGTAATGTAAATTTATGCAAGACTAGAAAACATGGAGTTGGTGCAGAAAATGTATCACAACAATTAGGATCTTTATCTAAATTAGAAACAGAGCCACCTATATGGTTTTTAGAAATACCTACAGACGAAGGAGAACAAGATTTAAAAATACAATTAACTACAGAAGAATTACAAATACAAACAAAGTTTCAGAAGAGGTGCATGGAAGTTCTTACTATGATGCCACCTCTAATGAAATCATCGGATTGGCAACAATTGGTAAATGCTAAGATGCAAACAGCTCTTAGGATACCAGTGTCCAACGATGGTTCTGTTTCCGGTCAGTTTTTAGCTCACCTCCAGGAGTTTTGTACTGGCCGGTCACAGGGATTAATAAAAGAAGATTTGTTATTACGCAAACCATATACAGAAAACGGTAGAATATTTTTTAGACTACAAGATTTACATGCTTATTTAATTAGAAATAAATTTACACATTATAGCAATACAGGACAAATAATTGCAGAGTTGCGTAAAATAAAAGGTGAGCATAAATTTTGGAAACTAAAAGGTAAAGGTGTTAACACATGGGGTGTGCCTACCTTTGACGAACAAGATTCTGATTATGAAGTTAGGAAACAAAATGCGACGCCGTTCTAAATTACCAAAGATAAAGAAAGGAATGCAAAGCGAACAGATAGCTATATTGTATTTGATAGAACAAGGATTTTTTGTATTTAAAAATTTGTATGGTCTTGGACCAGCAGATCTTATAGCGATAGATGAAGAAGGTAGGGTTGAAATATATGATGTAAAGAGTGAGAGTTATCGCAAGACATGGAAACCTGGGACTCGCATACATAGACAGCTTACACAAGAGCAAAGAAAATTAAAAATGAAATTTATATTTGTAGGAAAGGACGGCAAATGCACAATAAGATTGAGATAATACTAGGACCTCCAGGAACAGGTAAAACTGAAAACTTACTGCGGATCGTGGACCGGGAACTAAAAAATGGAACGCCCCCTGACAGAATAGCTTTTGTTAGTTTTACAAAAAAGGCTGCACAAGAGGCAATAGACAGGGCTAAAATAAAATTTAATTTAACAGATGATGACTTTCCTTACTTCTCTACTTTACATGCCTTTGGCAAAAGAAACACTGGCATGTCAAAATCAGAAGTCATGTCAAAAGCAGACATGAAAGAGTTTAGTAAGAATTATGGAATAGATTTAACAACAAGTTACAATGCAGATTACGGTGCAGTTTTAACTGATAACAAATTTATGAACGACATAAATAAATCTAAAATGCAAGATTTAGAACTGCAAGATTTTTACAATAATAATTATTTTGATTATTCTTGGAGAGAGTTGTTGTTAGTTTATCAATCTTACGAAGAATACAAACAAGAAAAAGGTAAATTTGATTTTAATGACATGTTGATACAATTTGTTAATTTTGGACATACACCTAAATTAGATGTTGTAATTGTGGATGAAGCACAAGATTTATCTAAATTACAGTGGAGAATGTGTAGAAAGATATGGGAAAACAGCGAAAGAGTTTACATTAGTGGTGACGATGATCAAGCAATATTTAGATGGATGGGTGCTGATGTAGACGAATTAATTAACATGGAGGGTAATGTAACTGTGTTAAAACAATCCTACAGATGCCCGCAGCTGGTGCACAACATGGCAGGAGATATAGTAAAAAGAATAAGAAACAGAAGACCTAAAGAATGGAAAGCTAGAGAAGAAAAAGGATTTGTACAATATCATGAGCATGCAGGATATGTTGATATGGACGAAGGCAACTGGTTAGCACTTGCAACGTGTGGTTACATGTTAGATGAGCTGCAGGTAGATTTAAGAAATTTAGGATTAGCTTACACTATAGATGATAAGTTTCCTGTTAGTGAAAATTTATTGAAAGCAGTCAACGCATGGAAAAAATTATTAGATTCTGATTTAATAACACACGAAGAAGTTATGGCTATATATTCTAATTTAAAAGTTGGTGTTGGTGTAGAAAGAGGATATAAAGGGGGCAAGACATTAGACGAGAATCAAAAATATAATGTAGAAGAGTTGAGCATGCATCATGGGTTATTAAATGTAGATAGAAGTTGGGACGAAACTTTTAAAGAAGTTATGGGTGACGAGGATAGATATTATCTACAAGCATTAGATGTAACTGGTCAATTAGATACAAAACCAAGAATAAATTTAAGCACAATACACAAATCAAAAGGTGGTGAGTGCGATAACGTAATTTTAGTAACAGATTTATCACGCGCTAATCAAGATGAAATGGAGGTTGATTCTGATGACACTAATCGAGTTTTTTATGTAGGGGTGACGCGTGCTAAACAATCCCTGCATATAATTAATCCACAAAAAGAAAGAGGATTTATATTATGACTAAAGAAGAAATCTTGATAAAGGCGCAAGAAATTGTCTCTAATGATAGAAATGTATCACATGGAGATGCCTACAAAAACCATGCAGAAATAGCAGAATATTGGAATACATTTTTAGATAATAAACTAAAACCTATGGCTAATATAACTGCTGAAGACGTAGCTTTGATGATGGTATTGTTAAAGATATCTAGAAACAATCAAGGTAAAAAATTTAACATAGATAATTTTGTTGACATAGCAGGCTATGCAGCAATAGCAGGGGAGATCGGTGACAGTGGATCTATTTAATAAAAATGAAGTAAAAGCAGAATGGTTACACCCTACAGAGTATAGATCTATGAAGGGTAAAAAAGTTGTAGCCATAGATTTAGAAACTTGTGACACAGAATTAAAAGCATTAGGTCCTGGTTGGCCTCGCAAAGTTGGTAAAGTAATTGGAATTGCAATATCCAGTGGTGATTTTACTGCCTATTATCCAATTTCACATGATGGTGGTGGTAACATGGATAAAAAACAAGTTTTAAAATATATAAAAGATGTTTGTGAAGATGAATCAATACAAAAAGTTTTTCACAACGCACAGTATGACATTGGTTGGTTAAGTGTATTAGGCATAGAAGTAAAGGGTTACATACATGACACAATGATAGCTGCTGCATTATTAAATGAAAATAGATTTTCTTACACATTAAATAGCATTGTTAGTGAGTACCTTGGCGAATACAAAGATGAAAAAACATTAAAAGCAAAAGCAGATGAGTTAGGAATAGATCCTAAAGCAGAGATGTATAAGTTGCCTGCTGAATTTGTAGGAGAATATGCTGAAGCAGATGCATTGTTAACGTTTAGATTACATGAAAAGTTATTAGTAGAGATTAAGAAAGATGCGTTAGAGCCTGTATATGATGTAGAATGTAGATTGATAAGAGTTATTTACAACATGACAAAGCGTGGTGTTAGAGTTGACATGGATAGAGCTCAAGGACTTAGAACAAAACTTAGAAACAAAGAAAAGACTTACCTTAAAAGAATAAAAGATATTGTAGGACATGACGTACAGATCTTTGCAGCTCGGTCTGTGGCCCAGGCATTCGATAGTGTTAATTTAGAATATCCTCGTACAACACTTGGTGCTCCTAGTTTTACACAAAGTTTTTTAGATACACACGCACACGAATTACCAAGAATGATAACAAAAGCACGCGTATTAAATAAACTGCAAGGAACATTTATTGATGGCATATCTAAACACATACATAATGGTAGATTACACGCACACATAAATCAAATTAGAGGAGATAGTGGTGGCACGGTTACTGGTAGATTTTCTATGTACGCACCAAACTTACAGCAAATGCCAATAAGAAATGAGTATGGCTCTGAACTTCGTAAATTATTTATACCAGAACAAGGAGAGTATTGGTTATCTGCAGATTATTCACAACAAGAACCTAGAATACTTACACATTTTGCAATACGAAATGGTAACGAAGGAGCAGAAGAAGTGCAACAAGCATTTGTAAAGGGATTAGACTTTCACAAACAGACAGCAGAAATGGCTGGAATTGACCGTAGGTTAGCTAAAACTATAGGTCTTGGTGTGATGTACGGCATGGGGTATAAAAAGCTTGCTGTGGACCTAGATATAGCCCCTAAAGAAGCAAAAGATTTAATGCAGGAGTTCAGAGATAAAGTTCCTTTTATGCAAGGCATGCTAGAAGCTGTTATGAATAAGGCAAACCAAGTTGGTACAATAAGAACAGAGCTAGGCAGAAAATGTCGTTTTGATTTGTATGAACCTGCGTGGTACGATCCTGGTGTGTTTCATAAAGCCATGCCACTAAAACAGGCACAAGCAGAATATGGTGGCAATGTCAAAAGAGCTGGCACATATAAAGCTTTAAATAGACTCATACAGGGCACAGCAGCTGATCAAACTAAAAAAGCCATGGTAGATATTTATGAGGAGTTAAAGATAATTCCTCTAATACAGGTACATGATGAATTGAACTGCAGTGTCAAAGATGATAGAATGGCTGTGAAAATTAAAAATATAATGGAAACGTCTATGAAATTAAAAGTGCCATCTAATGTTGATTACAAAATAAAAGATAATTGGGGCGATGCTAAATGAGTAAATACAGAGAACAGGGTAAGGCTAGAGCTGCGATTAAAAAAAGCAATTTTGCCATTAATTCAGAACAAATGGAGTACGAAAGGAGAAAAGTTCTTGAGCAAATGTCTAAGAAAGTTGATCAAAAAAGGCTTAACAACATGGCAGCAGTTGCAGCTACGGTTGAGCCTAAATATTTTAAAACAACTAACTTACTTAAAAACGGTAACAGAGCAGATTACGACAGCACAGAAGGACAAGGCGAACAAAGAGAGCCGACCTTGCGCATTCTATCACTCGGTGCAGGGGTTCAGTCATCCTGTTTGGCGCTCATGGCGCAAGAAGGATTAACAAAACATAAACCAGATTATATGATATTTGCTGACACTGGGTGGGAACCTAAATTTGTGTATGAGCATGTAGAATATTTAAAAAAAGCAATAACGATTTGTCCTATAATTACTGTGGAGCGAGGAAACATCAGAGAAGACCTTATCAAAGCAGCGAATCCAGAACCAGGATCTAAAGAAGCGGATAAATCCTTTGCTGGACGTGTACCAAACCCACCGTTGTTTGCTGCACGTGAAGGTGGACGTGTAGGGATGCTTTATCGTCAGTGTACGCACGATTATAAAGTTATCCCTATACAAAAGAAAATGAGAGAGTTACTTGGTGTAAAACCTAAACATAGAGTGCCTAAAGACATGATTGTAGAACAATGGATAGGTATATCTACAGACGAAGCAATGCGTATGAAAAATGCTAGATTGCCGTGGTTAACGTCACGTTGGCCTTTGATAGAAATGAAAATGTCTCGTATGGATTGTCTTAATTGGTATAAAGATATAAAAAAACATCCTATGCCTGGCAAATCATCGTGCATAGGTTGTCCTTATCATCACAATGATCAATGGAAAAACATGCAAAAAAATTACCCAGAGGATTTTGCAGATGCTGTAGAAGTAGATAATTTAATTAGAAATGGATTAAAAAATTCTGAAGCAAAGCTGTATTTACATAAATCAGCTAAGCCTTTGGGAGATATAGATTTCTTAGAACCAAAAAAACAAGCATCATTATTTGGTGAAACATTTGATGAAGAATTTGCAGATGAGTGCGAAGGTATATGTGGAGTATAAAAAGGAGGATCTAAGAGAAGGACCAGAGTTTAGATGTTCTGTATGTAGACAATGGTTTAAAAAATTATTATATTGGAAGGACAGAAAATTTCATGCTGAACAAAAATATAGAATGATATTTTTTTGTGGGCCAGCATGCTCAACGGAGGACTATGACAGAAATAATAAGTAAAATACCAATACAAGACACACGATTGTTTTATAAACGTTGGAACAATCATGAAAATTTAAATAATTTATTAATGGCAGAAATAGAAAAAGAGCGAGGTAATAATCCTGGTGGTATGATAAGCACTAATCCTGGTTGTTGGCGTAGTATGTTTAAATATAAATGTGAACAAGAACTTATGAAACCAATAGGCATGATACTATCAGCATACATGGATCATTACTTTCCTAAAAAACCTATGGATGCACAGATAACTTATTGGACAAATGTAAACGAGACAGGCAGCAATA